GACGATGATAAAGATCAGGTGGCTTGTCTAAAGATGTGTATTGACAGGGTGCTTCCGATGTCTTATTTTGAAAAGGACAAGGATGCTAGAAAAGGTAATGTATCTATTCAGATTTCAATGGTTGGGGATGCCAAAGCAATCGTGGATCAGACAGAAGAGGAAGAACAAGATTATCAAGATGTTGAATTTGAGACGATAGATGTCCGACCTGAAGATTAAACTACTTCCTTGGCAACAAGAGGTTTGGACTGACGAAGCTCGATTCAAGGTTATTGCAGCAGGAAGACGTACAGGTAAGAGTCGTTTAGCAGCATGGAGATTGATTGTCTCTGCTCTTGAAGCTAAAAAGGGTCATGTGTGGTACATCGCACCAACCCAGCAACAGGCAAGAGACATTATGTGGCAACAGCTACTGGAATTAGCACATCCAGTCATAACTGGTAGCCATGTAAATAATATGCAGATCACACTGGTTAATGGATCTGTCATATCGTTAAAAGGTGCTGACAGACCTGAGACGATGCGAGGTGTAGCTTTAAAGTTTGTCGTACTTGATGAGTATGCAGATATTAAACCTACAGTGTTTGAACAAATTTTAAGACCTGCGTTGGCTGACTTAAAGGGTCATGCAGTTTTTATAGGAACACCGAAGGGGCGTAATCACTTCTATGATATCTATAAGCTAGGTCAGAGTAAACGACCGGAAGCTAAAGATTGGAAGAGTTGGCACTTTACTAGTTTTGATAATCCATTACTAGATAAAGAAGAGATTGAGATAGCTAAGAACACAATGTCTACGTTTGCGTTTAGACAGGAGTTCATGGCTAGTTTTGAAGCACCTCAGTCAGACTTGTTTAAGGAAGATTGGGTTGTCATAAAGGATAGGGAAGAAGAACCTGAGCATGGAACTTACTATATGGGGGTTGACCTTGCAGGTTTTGAAAACGTATCTGCTCAGGCAAGTAATAAAAAGAAGTATCTAGACCAGACAGCTATAGCCATTGTCAAGGTAGGAGATGACAATAAATGGTGGGTTGATAAGGTTGACGCAGGAAGGTGGGATATCAAGGAGATATGCGAGAGGATTCTAAACCATGTCCGCTTATACGACATACAAGTAATTGGAATCGAAAAAGGTGCATTAAAAAGAGCGTTGATGCCGTATCTCACAGAGATGATGCTAAAACAGGCGATCTACCCAAGGATAGACGAAGTAGCGTTAGGAAATAAAAGTAAGGTTGATAAGATTATTGGTGCGTTACAAGGACGATTTGAACACAAGCAGATAGAACTTTGTGATGGCGATTGGATACCAGGTTTTAAGGATGAACTATTGAACTTCCCCACTACTGGAGTTCACGATGACATGGTAGATTCATTAAGTTTGATAGCACACATAGCTAATGCAGCAGTATATTTTGAAGACTACGAAGACGATTACGAACCTTTAGACATTATATCAGGATATTAATATGGCTAAAAAACAAGAACCAGAATTTATAGATCGTGTTATGAATCCTGAAAAGTATCCTTTTATTGAAAATGAAGACGGTACTTTTTCTACTCACAGAATGGCAAATACTGAAGTAGACGGTAGATTTATTGCTTTTCCTATGATTCAGTTTATACCTTTTAGTAATGAACTATATGAGTTTAAAGATTTTAAAACTGCTAGAGATTATGCACTAAGAACAGGAAATTTTAAAGAATTTAGTTCTGAAGATGAAGCATTAGCTTATGCTAGAAATTATAAAACTGGTACTCCTTTAGCAGACTTTAATCCTAGGAAGTAATATGGCAGGTTTATTTAATACAACTTTAGTTGACCTTCTGAATAAAATTTCAGGTGGTTTAGATATAAAAGATGTTCCTGTTTTGTTTCAAGACCCAGGAGCAGCTTCTGTAGGAGCAATAACTCCTATTGAAAGAACTGATATAGAAATAAGTAATTTTACTCCAATTCCTGGAGCAGCTAGAGAATATCAAAAATGGGGAGAAGGCAATTATCCAATAACGTATTACGATAATCCTATGGTTGAGGTAGATCCTTCTGTTGCAATAGCAATAAAACAAGGAAGATTGTCTGATACGTTTGATGCATTAACACTTCCTTTTGATGTTTTAGGAGTTTCTTCTTTGTTTAGAACTCCTGCTAAAGTTGCAAGTAAAAATATTATTCCTGAAGTAGTAGAAAATGCACCTTCTTTGCAATCTGTTAATAAACCAACTAGGGTTTCTGCTCCAAAAAATAGATATGGTTTTTATTCTGCTGTTGAAGAACAAGGTTTAAATTTAAAACGCAAAGCCGGTCCTGGTCAAGCGTTTATAAATGAGTTTTCAAAGAATCCAAACGTTACAGCAGATGAAATGAATTGGACTGGTTTAACTGACTGGTTAAAAAGTAAGAAAAATGTTACTAAAGAAGAAGTACAGGATTTTATTTCTAAAAACAAAGTAGATATTATTGAACGTTTAAGAACAGACAGTCCTCCTTCAAACATTGAACACGCTAGTTATAATTTGCCTAATGGAGAAAACTTACAAGAAACAACATTAGGTATTAAAAACTATAAAGATAAAGAAGTGGCTAAGTCTTGGACACCTGAAAATGAAAAAAGATATAAAGAACTTTATGACAATTATTTAGATGAACTACACGGTAAAGATATTGATAGGTCTCCAGAAGAAATAAATGAATTTAATTCTTTGTGGATAAAAAAACAAGCTGTTGAAAAAAGTAGTGGTTTTAAATTTGAATCGCATTATCCTGAAAAAGATTATTTTGCTCATTGGCGTACTAATGAAAGAGTAGACGCAGAAGGAACTCCTATTAGGTTTGTTGAAGAAGTGCAATATGATTGGGGTCAAGAAGGAAAAAGAACAGGTTTTGGAAACTTAGTAACTTTAAATAAAGTTGACAATAATAATTTTGAATTTGTTGACATTAAAACTAATGAAGTAGTAGATACTTTTGAAGGCTCGTATCAAGACGCTTGGAATAAAGTTGATGCTTTAAACAAAAATACTGTTGGTAATAATCCTTTCTTTAGAGTACAGCAAAAAACAACACTAAAAAGAATACTTCAACAAGCAGTTGACGATGGAATAGATACACTAGGGTTTTCTAAAGCAAGTCTTCAAAAAGAAAGATGGAATAAAGGTCTTAAAGTAGAGTCCATAACAGCCGAACCTTTATCTAATATGAAAATTTCTGTAGTTGATCCTAAATTAAGATATTCTTTAGACGTTAAAGATTCTTGGAGAAAAGATAAAGAATTAGCTTATTCTGTTGATTTAACGCCTGTAAAAGCAAATGAAGGTAATATTCTTCTTTATGTAGGAAAAGACGGAAAAATTGTAAAAACTTCAAGAGAAGATTACGATGCTGAGTTTGTAAACAAAAAATTAAAAAATGTTATACCTGAAGAAATAGCGAATGAGATTTTAGACTCTCCTATTGAGACTGAGTTTACAACTGACTTTAAATTAGGTGGTAAAGGTTTTGATTTTGAATACGATGAAGTTAATCCTGCTATTTTAAACAAATTAGGTAAAGAGTATGGCGCAAAAGTTACTACAAAAGAGTTAGATATTGATGGAAAGAAAATTGAGTATTTTCAATTTAAGATCCCTAAAAAAATGGCTGAAGATATAAAAGAAAAAGGACAGCCTTTGTTTAGTGCAACGCCTGCTTTACCTTTAGCATCACAAGAAGAACAAGATGATGACATTTATACTAACCCTTTACTAAAAGATCCATTTGATTACGCTACACCTTAATAGGAAATAATATGGCTGAACAATACAATGAAGAATTACAATCAGTAGAAGAGTACGAAGTTACTGAGAGTGATAAAGAGCTAGTATCATTTGTAGTTGAACACTGTGACAAGTGGAGAGACTGGCGTGATACTAATTACGAACAGAAATGGGATGAATATGAAAGGATTTATTATGGTATCTGGGCTTCTGAAGATCGTACTAGGGACAGTGAACGTAGCAAAATCATTAGTCCTGCAACTCGTCAAGCTGTTGATAACAGGGTTGCAGAAACTATGGAAGGCTTTGCAGGATCTGGTAAACTCTTTGAAGTAATCGATGATTTAGCTGACCAAGATAGAACTGACGTTGAAATTATGCAAGCTCTTCTTATGGAAGACACGCATAACAATGCATACATTAACAACGTCACTACTATTGTTAAGTTAGCTGAAATCTATGGTACTGGTGTAGGCGAAGTTCTTGTTAAAACAGAAATGGAGCGTATTCCAACAACACAGCAAATGCCAGGAGAACAAATGGCTGCTGTTGGAGTAACAGAACAAGAAAAAGTAACTGTAAAAGTCAAGCCGGTACACCCAAGAAATTTACTGATTGATCCTAACGCTGATTCTATTGATGAGTCACTAGGTGTAGCAGTAGAAGAGTACGTTAGCTTGTATCAAGTTGTTAAAGGTATTGAGTCTGGTATTTATCGTAAGTGTGACATTGAGCCTCATTACGAGTCAGACGATTTAGAAGCAAGTAAAGTTGAATCTACATCGTATCAAGACGATAAAGTCAAGGTCATGCGTTACTATGGTCTTGTACCTAGAGAATACCTAGAGCAACTAGAAAACGAAGGGGATGAAGTAGTTGACCTATTCCCAGAAGATTCTGCTGCTGATAGAGTAACTGATTTGGTAGAGGCTATTATTGTTATTGCTAACGATCAGCATCTACTAAAAGCAGAAGCATCCCCATACATGATGGAAGATAGACCGATCATTGCATATAGACCTGAAGTCCGTCCTGGACGCTTCTACGGCGTTGGAACGGTTGAGAAGGGGTACAATATGCAAAAAGCTATTGATGCCCAGCTACGGTCTCACATGGACTCTCTGGCGTTAACTACTGCGCCTATGATGGGCATTGATGCTACAAGATTGCCGAGAGGCATGAAGTTCGAAGTTAGACCTGGTAAAAACGTTCTAACTAATGGCAACCCTGCCGAAATCCTCCAACCGTTTAAATTTGGTTCTACTGACGTTTCAAACTATGAGACAGCCAAAGGGTTTGAAGCAATGTTGTTGCAGGCTACAGGCACACTAGACTCGTCAGAGTTGGTCAAGAGTGCAGCATCTACAGCAGGACAAAACAATGGTATGGGTATGTCATTGGCTATGTCAGCTATTGTCAAGAAGAACAAGGTGGCAATGGCATCGTTTCAGGATGACTTCATCATTCCTATGGTGAAGAAGGTTGCGTATCGATATATGCAGTTTGATCCTGATCGTTATCCAATGAAAGACTTTAAGTTTACTACGATGTCTTCTATTGGTGCTATTGCAAGGGAATACGAGCAACAGCAGCTAATTGGTCTTATGCAGACCCTTGGACCACAATCTCCTATCGTACCTATATTGTTGAGAAGCATTATTAGTACATCAGGACTACTTAACAAAGAGCAGTTAATGATGCAGTTAGATCAGATGTCACAACCTGATCCAGCAGCGCAAGAAATGCAACAACAAGCACAGCAGTTGCAAATGGCTCTTGTTCAGGCTCAGGCTAACGAGCTTAACGCTAGGGCTGCTGAGTCTGCTGCTGACGCTGAAGAAGCTCAAGCTAGAGCGCAGAAGTTACTGGTAGAAGCATCATTGATGGATGACAAAGTTAAGTCAGACATTATTAGAAACCTATCAGCTAACATCAACGCTAAAGACGATAATGAGTTTCAAAAGAGAGCAAAGGTAGCAGAGTTGTTGCTAAAAGAAAAAGACATTGACTCTAATGAAAAGATTGTTATTGAACAAATGCGTATGAAACAACAAAATAATGCTTGACAAAATATAAAAAGTGTGTTATAATGGGGATACATTATAGTAACTTAATAGAGGACTCCATATTGGATAAAGACCTTCAAGAGTATTATGAAGCAAGATTTGACATGATGTCAAGTAAAGGATGGAAAGATTTACAGGTTGACATCGAAAAAGTAATAGAAGAAAGAAACAATTTACTGGCAACACAGAGTTTAGAAGAACTAAATTTTCGTAAAGGTCAGTTAGATGTCCTTCATTGGATAAGAACTCTAAAACAGATTTCGGAAGAAGCCTGGGAGCAATTAGAAAATGAGTAGAAGGATATTTGAATTTAGGTGTGAGGAAGGTCACATCTCAGAGAAATACATTGATGAGCAAAGAAACGCTATTGAGTGTCCTGCTTGTCAAGGTATGGCAACTCGTATTATTTCTATGCCACGCATTGCGTTAGAAGGAGTATCGGGAGATTTTCCTACTGCTGCTGATGCATGGGCTAGAAAGCACGAGGAGGCAACAAGAATCGCCAACAAGCGCAGAGAGGGTTAGCGTCTGGTGATATTTTTTAATTCCTAAAATCACAAACGTGACAGGAGATTATATGGCTACATTTGAAGATCCGATTCAAGAAGAAGAAATTGAGCAAGAAGAGGTAGAACAGGAAACTGAAGAACAAGAAGTTGTTCAAGAAGCCAACCCTGAAGAAGAATTACCTGATAAGTATCGAGGCAAGTCTGTTGCAGACATTGTTAAGATGCACCAAGAAGCTGAAAAGATGATTGGTAAACAAGCTCAAGAAGTTGGCGAAGTTAGAAAACTAGCTGATGAATTGTTGAAACGGGAACTCTCTCAAAAACAAGCTGTACAAACCCCAAAAGAAGATGAACCAGATTTTGCTCAACGATTGTACGAAGATCCTGAACGGGCAATCAATGATGCAGTATCTAAACATCCTGCTGTAACTCAAGCTCAACAGCAAGCGTTGACGCTAAAGCAACAGCAAGTTGCACAGAAGTTAAGAACTGAGTTTTCTAATTTTGACGAAGTAACTCAAGATACAAAGTTTTTTGAATGGATTAAAGCATCTCCGGTTAGAACTAAACTCTACGCCGAAGCTGACGCTAATTATGATTATGATTCAGCAGCAGAGCTTTTATCTACTTGGAATAGTTTAAATGCTACTAGACAAGTACAAAAAACAGAAGATCTGGTAGTAGCAGAGTCTAAAAAGGAAACTGCTAAGAACTTAAAGTCTGTTGCAGTAGATACTGGGTCTCCTGCGCCTACATCAAGAAAAACGTACCGAAGGGCTGATCTAATCAATTTACGTTTGCGTGATCCCGCACGTTACGAAGCTATGCAGGATGAAATTATGTCTGCTTACGCGGAGGGACGTGTCAAATAATAGAAAGGAAATAAAAAATGGCACTAGGTACTAACCATGTGACCAAGACTACTGCGGATAAATTTATCCCAGAGATTTGGTCCGACGAAATCATCGCAGCATATAAGGCTAATCTTGTTGCTGCAAACTTGTTTTCTAAAATGTCTTTCAAAGGTAAGAAGGGCGATACGCTTCACATTCCGAAGCCTACTCGTGGTTCTGCATCTGCGAAGGCAGCTTCTACTCAGGTAACGCTTATTGCTGCAACTGAGTCAGAGCAGCAGGTTCTTATCAACAAGCACTACGAGTATTCACGTTTGATCGAGGATATCGTAGAGACACAGGCTCTTAGCTCACTACGTCGTTTCTACACGGACGATGCTGGTTATGCTTTGGCTACTCAGGTTGATACAGACCTTATTCAGCTTGGTCGTGGCGTTAATGGTGGTGTTGTCGGTACATCTGACTATGCTACTGCTGCTACATCAACTAACGCATTCATCGGTTCTACTGGTGCTACGGTTTACAACTCTTCATCTTCAAATGCTGCTGCACTTGGTGATGCTGGTATCCGTCGTTCAATCCAGAGACTTGATGACAATGACGTTCCAATGTCAGATCGTTTCTTGATTGTTCCTCCTACAACTCGTAACACATTAATGGGTCTTGCACGGTTCACTGAGCAAGCATTCGTTGGTGAAGTTGGCGGTGGAAACACAATCCGTAACGGTCAGATTGGTGACATCTATGGTGTTAAGGTCTACGTTACAACTAATGCTGATACTGCTGCAGGTAACTCTGCAACTGACCGTATCTGTCTCATGGCTCACAAGGATGCTTTCGTTCTTGCTGAACAAATGGGTGTACGTTCACAGACTCAGTACAAGCAAGAGTACCTCGGTACGTTGTTCACGTCAGATATGCTTTACGGTGTAGCTGAGTTGCGTGACAGCAGTGCTGTTGCTCTAGCAGTTCCAGCTTAATAGCTGGTTTGTAATAACTCCCCAGGCTCACAAGGCTTGGGGAGCTTTTAATAGGAGGTGATCTGATGTGGTCTAAACCTGAATACACAGAGTTACGTTTTGGTTTTGAAGTAACAATGTATATCGCTAATAAGTAAGGAAGTAACATGGCTATATGGAGAGGCGCAGGTGGTTCAGGAGATGCTACAACAGATGCAGCTAATGAGGCTAGTGTAGCTTCAACTAAAGCTGCTGAAGCTGAAGCGTCTGCATCGGCTGCTGCTTCTTCTGCCACTTCTGCTGCTAATGAAGCATCTAATGCAAATGCTGCTAAGGTAGCTGCACAGGCTGCTCAATCTGCTGCTGAAACAGCACAGACTGCTGCTGAGTTAGCTGAGACTAATGCTGAGACAGCACAAGCTGCTGCAGAATTAGCTTTAGATTCTTTTGATGATCGTTACTTAGGTGCTAAGTCATCTGCTCCTGCCGTTGATAATGACGGTGATGCTTTAGCTGAAGGAGCAATGTATTACGATACTAATGACGATATTATCTACGTTTGGAATGGAACTCTTTGGCAAACTATTACTACAGGTAGTGGTGGTTTACAAGCAGCTAACAACCTATCTGACGTAGCAAGTGCTAGTACATCAAGAACTAATCTTGGTTTAGAAATTGGTACTGACGTACAAGCATACTCTGCTGTCTTAGCTGCAACTACAGCATCATACACAACTGCTGAAGAGACTAAACTAGCAGGTATCGAGACAGGTGCTGATGTAACAGACACAGCTAATGTTACTGCTGCTGGTGCATTGATGGATAGTGAGGTAACTAACCTTGCTCAAGTTAAAGCATTTAGTTCAGCAGACTATGCTACTGCTGCTCAGGGTGCATTAGCAGATACAGCATTACAATCATTTACAGAAACTAACGATCTTACTGCTGCTGTTACATGGGCTAACGTACCAGATGCAAACATCACACAAAGCTCTGTCACACAGCATCAGGCTGCTCTCAGCATCACAGAATCACAGATTAGTGATCTAGGTACATACGTTGTTGAAACGTCTGCTACAGGCTCTGCGGAGATTCCTAGCGGTACTACAGCACAGAGAGATGGTTCACCTGCTGCTGGTTATTTAAGATTTAATACAACTGATAGTTCTTTTGAGGGCTACGATGGTTCTGCGTGGGGAGCTATTGGAGGCGGTGGTGGAGCTACAGGTGGTGGAGGAGACCAAGTATTTTATGAGAATGGTCAGACTATTACGACTAGCTACACACTAACAACAAACACTAATGCTATGAGTACAGGACCATTAACAGTAAACAGCGGTGTATCGGTAACAGTTCCTAGCGGATCAAGATGGGTGGTATTATAAATGGCAACTATTATTAGTGGTACTACAGGTATTCAGACACCAGGGGTGTATAACACTTCTGCGTTCTTTGAGAATGACCAGAGTATAGATTCAGATTACACAGTAGCTGCTACACGCAATGCAGCTAGTATTGGTGACATAACTATTAGTTCAGGTGTGACAGTTACTGTTGCATCAGGTGGGAACTGGGTGATCTTATGAGTACACTAAGAGTTGATAACATAGCTAACACTGCTGGTGTTACTAACAATAGAGTATTACAAGTTGTATCTCTTAACTACACAGATACATTTTATCATACTAGTTCCACAAATACTTATATAGATATTACAGGTTTTTCACAATCTATTACTCCAGTATCATCAAGTAGCAAAATACTTATTTTAGTTAATTTAGGTAGAGCAGGTACTTATAGTAACGGATTTCGTGTTGTTCGTGATTCAACACCGATAGGTATTAGTGATTACGGAAGCGGTTGGACAGGAGGTTTTATATCTGGCTATGATGGAACTACACATGGAATGAGTGCTTCTACTACTATTTTAGATGAGCCAGCAACGACTAGCGCAATTACTTATAAATTACAAGGATCATATTATAGTGCTTCGTATCCTTTAGCAGTAAATAGAGGCGGTGTAATAGGTGGTTCATACCCTTATCAAGGAGCTTATTATTCAAGTATGACTTTGATGGAGATTAGCGCATGAGCGATGTAGTAGAAGCACTTAATTCACTCGTACCTAATGCTAAATTTACATTGGTTGGTGGCGATTATAAAAATGTTATATGGCACGATGATCGTGTTAAACCATCTGAAACAGAAGTTAATGCAGAAATAATAAAACTAGAGCAAGAATATATTGCTAAACAATATCAACGTGATCGTGCAGATGCTTATCCATCAATTCAAGAACAGTTAGATATGCAGTATTGGGATAGTGTTAACGGTACAACAACTTGGAAAGACGCTATTGAGGCTGTAAAGACGGAGCATCCGAAGCCATGAGTACGTTAAAAGTAGACACAATACAAGACACCAATGCTGTTGAAATGTACCTATGCAAGGCTTGGGTGAACTTTAATGGCTCTGGTACTGTAGCAATTAACGCAAGTGGTAATGTTTCTAGTATTACTGATAATGGTTCTGGCTCTTACACAGTAAATTTTACTAATGCGATGCCAGATGCTAATTACGTTGTTGTTTTGACCAACGAAGAAACTGGGACGGAAATGCACAACGCCCAAACTAATACAGGATATGACCAAACAACTAGCGCAGCAAAAATAAGGTGTTGTATATCAGGCACATCAACTAATTACGACCCAGACCAAGTTCATTGTGTATTTTTCCGCTAAAGGTAAACCAAATGAGTACACTTAAACTAGACACGATAGCGAGTAGAGACGGTACAGAGTCAACTGATGTGACTAACGTCATTAATGGTTCTGCAAAGGCTTGGGTAAACTTTGATGGTACTGGGACAGTTGCTATTAGAGAATCATTTAACGTAGGCAGTATTACTGATCTTGCTGTTGGTCGTTATGAAGTTAATTTTACTAACGCATTTGAGGATACTAATTATGTTTGCGTAGTTGGACTTAATTTAAATACTTCAGGCGGTGGCACAAGTAACTATAACCGAATGGCTGTATCTAACCCAGCAACAACATCTAAAGCCTACTACAACACTTTTACTACAAGTGCTACTTTAGGCGATGTTCAAGTAAACCAAGCAGCGTTTTTTAGATAAGGAGCAATAATGGATAAGAGAATTATATATCCCACAGATGACGGAGGAGTTGCAGTCATAGTACCTGCTCCTAACAGTGGTTTAACTATTGAGCAGATTGCAGCTAAGGATGTAC